TTGTAGTGAACCTATTGTCGTGGAAGTACCTGAAGAAGTTGTAACAACTACCACTACTACAACGACTACAACTATACCTCCAACAGAAGAAGAATTAAATTTTTTAGAAACAGGTATATACGAAACTGACAAAGAGAGAGCAGACAGAGAAGAAGCTGAACGCCTTGAAGCTGAAAAAGAAGCTGAGATAAAAGATGAAATAGAAGAACTAGATTTAGATATACCTGAAGAAGAAGTAGAAGAGTTTGTAGAAGTAGTTAAAGAAGTAGAAGAGTTTGTAGAATCTATTGTTATAGAAGAAGAAGTTATTGAAATACCTAAAGAAATAGTTATTATTATAGAAGAACCAGAAATAGAGGAGGAAGAAGATAATGAGACAGAGGAAATCCTACTGGAACCAAAAGAAGAAACAGAAGAACTTAAAAGGGAAGATGTACAAGATCTTGTAGAACTTACAGAAGAAGAAGTAGCTGTAGAGGTTGCTGAAGTAGAAGATATTGTAGAAGAGATTATAGAAGTTGAGGTAGAAGAACTTGAAACAGAACAAGTTATCGAAGTACTTGAAGAAGTTGCTGATGTCGGAGTGGAAAATCTTACAGAAGTTAGCGAAGATGTACTTGAAGTTGTAAGTCAAGTTGTAGAGGAGGCAATAGAAGATGTTGAAGTCCTTACGCAGGAACAAGTTGAAGTTGTTGCTGAAGTATTACAAGTTGAAACTGAAGATGTTGCTATCATTGCAGAAGCTGTTGAATCAGACGAAGCAGTAGCTGAAGCTGTAGAAGAATACGTAGAACGTGCAGTAGAAAACGCTGATGTCGAAGATTACACACTTGCAGATGTAGTTACAGAAGTACAAACAGAACAATTTTTAGAAGATCCAATAGGCGCATTTACTGATATAGATTTATCAAACATTGATCTTTCTTCTATCAATAATGACATGACATCAGATCAAAAAGAAAAAGCACAAGAAGTTGTAGTTCCAGTAATCATAGCTTCGCAAATTGTAGCTAGTGTCCAAGTAGTACCAGTTAGAATAAGACGTAGGTTATGAAGTACGTTAAAAAATTAATTAATTGGATAAAAGAAATACTTAAAGAGACAATAGCGCAAACGTTTACACTCTTAGGTTTTTTTATAGCATGGCTTACATTGACTGGAACAGCAAAAGATATTGTTGGTATTGCTATAATAATAAGTACAGTCCTATGGTTATTAACCATAGGATTACGTAAAGATAGTGATGAGAAACCATCACAGAAAGCGAGCAGATAATGGCATACGGATACGGTATGAAAAAACCAAAAAAGAAAAAGAAATCTAAACGTAAAAAGAAGTAATTATGGGTATGGGAGTAAAGCATTACCTAAAATCAGGTAAAGTTTATAAAGGTAAATATCATAAAATGCCTAACGGTCAATTACACAGTGGTGCAAGTCATAGCAAAACATCTAAAAGACTATATCACTATGGTGAATTGTCTAAAAAAGCAAAAGTAACAGCAAAAAAAAGTTGGAAAAAATGACTATTACTTACAGAGGAGAAAAGTTTTCTGGTTACAATAAACCTAAGAGAACTCCTGGACATAAGACTAAGTCACACGCAGTGCTTGCAAAGTCTGGTGACAAAGTTAAGCTAATTAGATTCGGACAGAAGGGTGTTAGCGGTGCAGGTAAAAAACAAGACGCAAAGAGTAAAGCAAGACGTAAGTCCTTTAAGGCAAGACATGCTAAGAATATAGCAAAAGGTAAAATGTCAGCAGCTTATTGGGCTAACAAAACAAAGTGGCAGTAGATGTGTAAATGCAAGATACTATGTTGTGCATGTAAGCTACACTGTAATACATGGAGTGATAATGCCTTATAGCAAAAAACAAATGAAGATAGCAAGAATGGCACCACCACGTAATAAGATTACAGGTGCAGACTTCGCTATGTTAAAACAAAAGAAGAAGAAAAATGGCAAAAAAAAGTAAACCTATTTGGGATAAACCAAGACCAAAAGGTTTAGGTAAACCTAAAAAACTTACACCTGCACAAAAAGCTAAAGCAAAAGCTAGAGCAAAAGCTAATGGTCGTAAGTATCCTAATATGGTTGACAACATCTGGGCTTCACAGAGGTAATTTACGAAAGTATCTTGTCCTAAGTGTGACAAACCATTGGAAGTTTCAATGGATAATTTATATTTAAACTGCACAAATCCTAAATGCAAGGACTATAATAGGAAGAAATGAAATTACAGGTCGTACGCACACAGTTTGGATTAGACGCAACTAATGGTCTATTGTTTATAGACGGTAAGTTTGAATGCTTTACACTAGAAGATCAATATCAAGCTGTTAAAGTAGCTTCAGAGACAGCAATACCAGAAGGTACATACAAAATTACATTAAGAACTGTTGGCGGATTCCACTCTAAGTACAGTACCAGGTACTCCTTCCATAAAGGAATGTTGTGGATAAGAGATGTACCAGGATTTGAGTACATACTAATACACACAGGAAATACTGATGAACATACTGCAGGTTGTTTACTTGTAGGAGAAACACAACAAGATTTAGATAAAGGCAAAGACGGTTTTATTGGTGGATCTGGTGACGCATATAAAAAAATGTACATGAAGGTATTACCAAAGCTACTTAGTGGTGAAGAAGTTACAATAGAATACTCACAGATAAATTTAGATGGTGCTGCCGCACCGCAACAAAGTTCTGATAAGGATATGCTTAGTGCTATACACGAAAAAGTGACACGCATTGACGCTAAACTTAGAGGAAAACCAATAATATAGACTGGAGATAACATGAGTGACGAACTCAAAGCACTTATTGAGAAAGTTGTTTGGACATTTGTAGAAGCATTTGGTTCTGCTTTACTTGTTGGTCCTGCAATGAACTTAGATATTACAGCTATCCAAGCTGCAGCAATCGCAGGTGGTGGATCAGTAATAGTTGTACTAAAAGAGTATGCAAAAAAACAACTCGCAGGTAAGTAAACTTACTGCAACCCAACAGGACGTAGCACACAACGAAACTAAAGATACACCTAATCACCCTAACGGTTGGGAACCAGGTGTAGAATTTAATTACAAAACTAAGACAGGCACAATAACTACAAGAGCTATGGACAATGCTAGTCCAGAGTTTAATGACCTTCTTAGATCGTGGGGATTTGATCCTGATAAGTATTCAATTTTAAATGACACTATACGTGTCAGCACGTGGGATATGAATATGGGAAAAGGAGACGTGCAACAAGCATGGGCATATAAAGCACAGATAGTTTATAAAGAACATGCACTAGACAAAGAAGATTATGATCGTATATCTAAATGGATACAAACATACAAGCGTAAAGCTAAACCTAAAGTAACAAAACCTAAAGCTAGTTTCTTTGTTGCTATATCTGATTTACAGTTAGGCAAGCGTGATGGCGGTGGTACTGAAGCTATAGTCAATAGATTCTTAGACAAGATAGATACAGTACGTGATCGTTATAACTTCTTACGTAAAGCAGGAGTGCAGCTAGATCAGTTAACAGTCGTGGGACTTGGTGATATAGTCGAAGGTTGCGTAGGCTTCTATCCACAAGCAATGGGACCTAACGGAGTCGAGTTGGATTATCGTAATCAAATGAAGTTAGCAAGGAGACTTATTGCAAAAGCATTAGTTGAATGGTCAAGAGACTTTGATGTTGTAGTTGTAGGTGCAGTTCCAGGAAATCATGGAACCAAAAGAATTGCAAAGAACATTGCACCAACAGGTGAGATGGACAACTATGACATAGAAGTGTTTGAACAGATAGCAGAGATATTTGCAGACAAACCACAATACAAACACATAAAGTTTGTTATACCTGACGAACCACATTTATCACTTAATGTATGTGGTACAAACATGTCCTTTACTCATGGACATCTTGCAGGATATAGTGGCACAGTAGAAAACAAGCTGATGAACTGGTGGAAGAATCAAACATTCGGTGGCTTCCATGCAGGATCCAGTGACATTCTTGTTACAGGTCATTACCATCATCACCGTGAATTGCATGATGGACGCACCTGGATACAAGTACCTAGCTTAGATGAATCAACATGGTTTGAACAACAAGCAGGCAAAAAAACTAAACAAGGTGTAATGACTATGGTTGTAGATAAAAACGGTCATAACAATAAAGAGATAGTATAATAAGATCAGTATAAGAGCAGCTTAATCATGTATTATGATTCAAGTATTTCTTATCTTTCATAAGCAAAGCGGACTCACAGGTCCGCTTTACTTTTAATTGGGAAGGAGTTGTCTTTCGTTATGACACGTAAGATAACTATCTCCACAGATTACTGCATGCTATAATAATTGTCAAGTCAATTCATTGGTCAGAGGTTTCCTCCTTTACTCTGATCCTTGACACCAGGTCAGTTTACTTCGATCTGGTGTTTTTTACAAAAATCTTTACGATTCTATAAATTTGTTCTATAATTATATTGGGAGGTAGTAATGACTGCAATTAATACTACGTTTGACGATAACTTTATGTTGTCTGAATTAAAGCAATCAGTTGGTGAAACTGGTAGGGGATTTGTTGTTATATACAAAAGCAATCCTAAATATATAGACAGCATTAGTGAGTTAAGAGATTGGTTACATAAGAATGGTTTATATATACATTCTTTTGAGAACTATAACAATGTAATACACTACGTATTTGTACGTTCAGAACGTGGCGGCGATTAGATTATGAATCTATTTACAAGTCAAAAGGAGATGAAGAAGTGGGCGGTAGCTATGGCTAACGCATGCGGTGGACAAGAAGTGTCACAGACATCTATTAAACTAAATAAAACTAATCCAAAAAAAGTACAAGATTTAACGACAAAGTTTGTTACTGATTATAACGAAATGATGGAGACTGCTATGGCACTAGACGAAGTAGCAGAAGTTGACGAAATACAATCAGATATAAAAGAAGAATTGTATAGCAAGAAGGAAGAAGAATGAGCGCACCAAGTCCTATGGACAGAGATGTAAAAGTAATGTTTACTGATCACAGTACACGTGATTATATAATCACTGCAAGTAATGTTAAGGAAGCAGAAGAAGTATTTGATTTAATATTTAATCACATGGAACAAAGTGTAAATGATTTGTTAAAACAATATAGTGTTGGTAAAAAAACTAAAGTATGGGTAGAATATCAATTAGATAGTCATAAGTATATGACAGAGGAGGATAACGACTAATGGCATGGCAAGACGAATACGATCAAGTAGAAGATAGACTTAAAAAGTTTTGGAAAGATAATCCTAACGGAAGAATTAACACGAAAATTACACATGTAAGTGAAGATTTACAGAACGCGATACATAAATGCGAAGTGTATAAAGATATTGAAGATCAATATCCTGTAGCAACAGGTATTGCGCAAGACCAACATGGTGCAGTTGGTGCAAACAAAACTTCCTGGATAGAAAATGGTGAGACATCAGCTATTGGTAGAGCATTAGCTAACTGGATTTATGCAGCAAAGAAGCGTCCATCAGTCACAGAAATGCAGAAGGTGGAGAACTTGTCGGACAGTCAAGTTACCAAGAGTAAAGCTGAAACTGGCAACAGCAACAGCTATACTCCTCCACCGTCTGTACAAGAAAAAATTAAAGACGCACCTAAGTTAGATGACAAAGATACGAAGGCAGCATTGGAAGAGATCGGTGTAGAGGTAACTGAAAAAGTTGTAGTTACTAACGGCACAATGGAACCAAGATGTCTAAGCTGCAATAGTGAACTATGGGATAACAGAATAGATAAAGCTAGCGGTAAGATTAAAGATACATATCCTGATTGGAAGTGTAAGAACAAAGATTGCGACAATGGTAATCCACGTATATATTATATGGATTCATTTAACGCAGCTAAACAAGCACCGCAAGAATGGTTTATGCCTGCAATGCCTAAACCAAAAGCAATAGAAGATGTTGCTGAAGGTGAAGCACCTTTTTAATGATACATTTAAAAATTATTGTAGATAGTGGTGGAACTTTTCAAGACATAGAGATAGTAAGTAAACCAACACACATAGATCTAAAGATAGAAGAAGTTATACAAGATATGGAAGGAGAAGAAGAATGAGTAAAATAAGAAATTACGAAGCACACCAAGAAATACATAAGCAGATGTGGGAAGAAGAAGAATGAAATGTATAGAGTGCGGTGAACCACCACAAACAACACTAAATTTTGATGGTAGATGTGTAGGTTGTATTGCATTTATGGTGGAGGATTGTGTATGACAATGAGAGATGACATATTGCAGCTACTTGATGATGACAAGTGGCATTGTGCAACAGAACTTATAGAGTTTGGTTGGTCAGCACGCAATAGAATATCAGAGATACGTGCAGATCATGGAGAAAAATATATTCTTAGTGCTAAATGTACTATGCACTCACACAAAGGTGGTGTAAGTATGTACAAACTAAATGATGAAAAGAAAAAACAACAGTTATTAAATAGACTAGATCAACAAATTCAGCTACAGTTATAGCAATGAAAGAAATATTACAGAGCAAAGGCGCACGTAACGTTTGGGATATGATGGACGAATGTAATGGTTTTCTTGAAGCTATTACATATTGTATAGAGGAAGATGAATCTGAAAAGATAGATTTTTTTCCATACGACAGTGCTGCTGAATCAAATTTAGTACAGCTTATAATTAAAATGGATCCTTCATTTCCAACACAAGCAGGTCCACATTATGGTGGGGTTAGAGTCGGTATCGTTACAAACAAAGGAGTAGGCGAACTTGAAGTCGTGCATGATATGTACGATTACTTTAGTTATTCTTTTGTATCACGTGGTACACAGATAGATTACGGACGATTACCACGTGGAGACATGATAGATTACATTAAAGCTATTGCAAAAGTTCTTAATAGTTCTAAGGCATTGAAAGGCAGAAAATTATTTAAGAAAGAAGAGTAATGTCAAAGCAAAAACAACAGGGTACAAAGCTAGAGACATTTGTAGCAAAAATGTTAAATGGATCTAGGATTGCGGAAGGTGGTAAGAACGACAAAGGTGACGTGTTATTTAATTGGAACGGAGAAAAATTTTATATAGAGTGTAAAGCTAGGCAGTCTCTCAATGTTACACGTGAGTTAGCTAAATCAATAAAGAAGTCAAAGTCGCAATTTACAGCACTGGTATGGAAGCGTTTAGTTAAAACAGACAAGTCCAGGAGACAACCTGATGGCGTACCTATCGTAGTTTGTTTGACATTAGATACTTTTGTAGAGATCGTAGAGTCAAAAATAGGTAATGATTTTTTTGATGATCCATTTTGGAAACAGTTGCCGTGAGTCGTACTCAGGATATAGATAAAGCTGCACGTAAAACTGCACTGGCGCTGCAATCACTTATGGCGCAAGTAGATTTCAAGTACAACAGACATCAACAATGTATCGTATGTAAAGAAAAATTTGTACATCACATTGACGGATTACCCTGCGAATCAGATGACAACAGAAAACAAATAGTAAGACATAACCGTTGGAATAAAAATTTGACTAAATAGAATCTTTCAACTAACTTATATATTAGGAAGGAGTTATATGAATGACACAAATATTCATGACGGAAAAATAAAGGTAGATGTTCCTATTACCTTAGCAGATTTAAAGCTGCTTAAAAATATGACAACGTTAACAGGAAGCACAAAACAATTAAGCAGATTGTACTTTGTTGTACAAGAGAATAATTGGTATGCATGGTCAAGTGATAGCTATGTACTTGGTATTACACATTGGAATCGTGGAGGTGTAGAACCAATCATGGCGCAATACAAACAATTAGATCCCCAACCTTTTGGTGTGTATGCGGATAGATTGTATGCAAGTGTTAGTGTAAAAGAATTTAACATTGACGTTGCTGACATAAACAAACACTACAAAGCAGACCAATTAGACGGATACATGTATTTGCGATTTGAAGGACATGCAAAACTCATTGAGCCACGTGTAATTACTGATGGAATAACTGGTAATAAATATCCTATGCCTGACGGCAAAGAAATAACAGTTGACTGGGTATCTATTGCTATTAATGACGTAGGAGTATTTACTATGTTAAATAAAACTGACGGTATTAATCAATCAAGAGACGTGTTTAGAAATTTCTGGTCGGACGCAAGAGGTGCGCTTGAACCAGATAAGCGCAGACCAATTACGCATATACAGTATTCTCCAGTACATCTAAAGAAGGTTATGACGTTTTTAACCTTTAATAAAGATGACCACTTTACATACATGTTTAACTATGACGGCAACTTTGCTGACGCAGTTTTATTTGAAAAAACGTGCAGTGGTACAGACCATGCAACAGCTAAATATGCCTGGATTATGCCGCAGCGCAGTAAATTGGAGGAAGAATAATGTCTAAATATTATGTAGTAATAGAAAGAGAAGTAGCAGTAGTTGTAGACGCTGATAGTAAAGAACAAGCAGAAAAAGTAGCTATGGACAAAAACTTTGAAGGAGAAGAAGATCTCCTATTAAATAAAGTTGTAGCAGTTACAGAGGAGGAATAATGGAAGAACTTATAAAGCTGCTTGAAGATAGACTAAAAGATAGTGAAAAATATTGGGAAGAGCAATATCATGATGAAGGGTTTATATCCAACGCACAGGAAACTGATAATCAAAGTTGGGAAATAGGTTTTTATTCAGGATTGCAATTTGCAATAGATATTATTAAAGAAATACATACAAACATATAGGAGGAATAATGTTAGAACTAGGTGATTTAATTACTCCAGGAGATGACATGGACGGCGCAACTCTATGTGATTGGTGCAACATGCACTTCAAAGGAGACGGAAAGTTAGAACGTTGTAATGATTGTGAACAAAATACATTTGCAAGTGAAAAAAAATGCGGATTGTATAACATACATTACACATTTGACGCAGTTGGTATTGAACGTGCAGAATCATTTTTGCTTGAACATGTATTCAAAGTTAAAAGTGTAGATGAACTTAACCAATACCAAACGGACGTGTTTAGGTCTATTGAATTAATGGAAGTATGTGATTGTAATGAGTGAAATGTCGTATCACTTTAACGTATTTAGTCATCTCATGTTTGCAATATCAGGTGTATTACTAGGTTATTACTTTTGTAATGAATCCTGGAGAAGCAACAGACAATGGGAATGGAAAAATATTACACAAGAATTAAGATTAAAAGAACAGGAAATAGTTAGATTAAAAGATATTAATAATACATTAGTAGAACAGTTGAAGGAGTTAAGATAATGTGCGAATGTCAAGACGTATATTGTAATTGCTGCGGTAAAACTATGATATGTGATAGTTGTATAGGAGGATATTGTGAACCAATTTAAAAAGAAAAAAGACGGACACGGCATATATGTTAGTGAATGTTATAGAGTATTTGTTAAAGGTGCGCAGAATTTTGATGAAGCAAAAGAAATATGGGACGAAGCTGCGCTTGATGATGAGCGTTGTACAGTCGTAAAATATTATGAAGATGACGTGTGGGATTGAGTTATGATATTTTTTAAATACAAAGATGTACAAGTCACAGGCGAAAGTCGTGCGCTTGAACTTTTAAGCGCCGAACTTAAAAAACAAATTGATCTACGTATCTATAACGAGAGAGCAAAGGAGATATTATTTAGTTATATTCCTGAATCCGATTATGAACTAAACAATTCAATTCAAAAGGAATTGGAAGAAATAGAAATAGACTGGAGGAGAGATTGAGCAATCCATAAATAAGTAACTAAAGTAAAAGTACAAAGAAACTCTGAGACCGCCTTCTCGGAGTTTCTTTTTTTGTTGTTGATTACTCCTGGATTTTTAGTATCATTAATTTAGAAGGAGTTGAATTATGTGGGAATATCCCCAAAGATTAGACAAACACAGCACAAGAAAAATATCAGTATATAAGAATCGTGTAAATGGTTCTTTAATTTTGCATGACGCAGAAGATTTTGCGACAAAGCAGGTATATATTGGTTACTCTATCCAGGAAGCAAAACGAATGTTTAGAGATTATTTGAAGGGAATAAGATAATGGAAAAAAAACTAGTCGCAGCGATTAGAAAATTGTTTGATGATAAGTGGTTATATTTTGAGCTTGGAAGCAGTCAAACAGATTTAATTGAAGCGCATGTAATAACAACAATATTGGACACGTTAAAAGGTAAGAAAAAATGAACGAGATTAAGACACACAACAATATAGAGATAGCGCCTGGTTGTTTAGCTTGCTACACACAGGGACGCTTAACCTTTTACTGGTATCAAATAACTAAAGATACAACGCTTGAACAGATAGAACAAGCGCTAGACGTTGGAGAGATACACAAAAGAGCGAAAACATCTTACGCATGCGGAGGAGATGAGGTACACATACAGGATAATGATTTTGGCGGCGGTGAGTACATGAGCGCAAAAGAATTATTTGGATATGTGCAACTCTTAAAATTGATCCCTGACTTTGATTATGTGAGAGCCTTCAAAGAAGTTTATCTTATGCAAGATGAATTTGATTATCCGCAAGGAAATCATGCGGTGGAAGTTAGCAGCATGTTTAAAGAGTATGCGGAAAGTGTCCAGGTGTTTGATTCTATTTATGATTTAGAGAATTATTTAGATGATAATTTTATGGAATATGCAGAAATGCACAATACGCCTGAGATAATATTTTCTTTTATTAATTGGAAAGACGCTAGAGAATGGTTGCTTAATGATTATGAAAAAGTTGATATGGGTAGTAGAATATTTTTATGGAGGAAGATATAAATGACACGAAACGAAATATATACGTTGTTGTTAAATTTTGCTGAAGGAGTTCAAGCAGACACTACAACAGCGAAGCAGGTAATGGGAGTTGGTAAAGCTATTCAGATATTAGATTCTAATATTAGAGCAGTAGCCAACGCCGACCAAAGAAAAAAATATAATAAGCTATGTGACAAGATAGAGAAGGAGTACATTCTATGGAGTTAGTAATAATTATATCCTTGATTGTTGTTGCCTGGATTCTTTCAGGTTACGCTGCGGACGGTTACGCCATGCGCAAGAAAAACTATATCCGAATGGATTACGAGCTTTACGCAGCAATTAGACACGTGCTAGATTACTGTTATGACACAGAACGAGAACATTATATTGAGACCTTCGGCGAAGAAGAAAATAATTATCTCTGGTTAGACAGTGACTTAGACTTACACGTTGAGAATATGAGCGCAGGCACAACGTACCCATTCAACGAAGGAGTTACGCATATATTCCAAAGTCTCCATTACTTACATAAGAAATTAATACCAGGTGACACGAATGCCTGATTTAATCAAAAGTAAAGCTAATTGTATGACATGCGGAGAATTGTTTTTTTATGATGTTCCGCGCAACGTTTGGGATATTGAGACACATTGTAGCCAAACCTGTTGGGATTATTATTTCTTAGGAGAGAATGCAGTAGGCGGCGTGAGCTACGAAGACGTTGACAAATCTATCCTGGAGAATCGCAACCCTTAACGATACGTACTAATAACCAGGAGAGAGAGCGCGGACATTGTCCGCGTTTTCTTTTGTAACAGTTCTCCAAAACACACGGAGATCATGTTTGTTATAAAACAATTTAGATCACCAGAATTTAGAATGCCTGGTATCTTCTTTAAGCTGCTAGTGCTTCAGTTGTACGGCGAACGCATACGCAAGCAGTACACGACAACACGCCTACGAATCGCAGCACACGAACAACACAACCACGCACACAAAAGCACCAGGAATCATCAACCCCCATACCTTAATCGCGGCGCGGAGAAATTATATATGAATACGTCAATGTTTACCTGGCAATTTGTGGAGGTGGTAGGAATCGAACCTACGTTGGTTAGATGAGTAGTTGGATAAGCATATAACCCTTACCAGATCACCCCCTGTCTACAGTATACTATATATAGTGTAGTCTAAACATACTATATGTAGTGGTACTACATATTGTATTATAAATGCCGAGTATGAGTAGTGGACGGTACGATCCCTGTGTCACTCCCAACCCAAACCAGTTTATTAAGTGTAGTAACAGTAAATGCGCTCTCTCTCTAATAAATAAAATGTGAGGAATGTGGCTCAACCCACGACTAAGGCGGTCCTGCTATGCCAACCCTGTTAACGGCTCTTGATCTTATGGTGTTTGTATAGGCAGGAACACCATAATGCTTATCCTGATATGCTACACTATAGCATAGAGATATGTCAAATAATGAAAAAATCACCATCTGCGTAGCAGACAACTGTTTAGTCCCCTTACCAGAAGGTCGTAAAAAATACTGTAGTGATAGATGTTCTAAAAGAACAAGACAACGTGCATGGCGTGCAAACAAACCAACTAAGGATTACCACGTAGACAAAGCAGTAGATGAGAATGTACAGAAGCGTAGAGGAGACTACTACGCCATTATGAAGAAAAAAAATTTTTTTAACGACATTTTAGAAGGCAAAAAAACAAAGAAGGAAGTAGCAAACATACTAAGCTGTAGTCCATCTACAATATCACGTGCAGTAGCAGCATATCTTGAAGATGTAGAAAAAGAAGCAGCATTAGAACGGCGTGGGGATCCCTTCGAGCTGCAAGCTGACGTAGACTCCTTTGTAGAGTTCCGTGATCAATACTTCTTAACAGAACAAGGTAAAAATTATGAGACACCAGACTTTCAAAAGAAGTGGATTGGTGCTATCTTAGATAGTATAAAGCACGGTAAAAGACTTATGATCTTGTCACCACCTAGACATGGTAAGACAGATTTGTTAACACACTTTTGCGTATACATGATTTGTAAAAATCCAAACATACGTATCATGTGGTGCGGTGGTAACGAAGATATTGCACGTAACTCTGTAGGTGCGGTGCTAGATCACTTGGAGAATAATGAAGGACTCATACAAGATTACGGAGACTGGGACGGATTTAGACCTTCTAATAGAGGCGGAAAAAGTTGGTCGTCCAGTCAATTTACTGTTGCAACTAGAACAGTCTCTGGTATTAAGTCGCCAACTCTTGTCGCTATTGGAAAAGGAGGTAAGATCCTTTCCAGAGACGCAGACCTTATTATCGCAGACGATATCGAAGATCATGGAAGCACTGTGCAACCAAGTGCTAGAGAAAACACCAGGAACTGGTGGACAACAACATTACAGTCAAGAAAAGAAGAACACACAGGAATGGTCGTCATTGGATCAAGACAGCACCCAGACGATCTTTACCATCATCTCTTAGAAAACAAAGCATGGGAAACTATTGTAGACCGTGCGCATGATTTAGAAGTACCACTAGAAGATGAAACTATAGACCATACAAAACACATGCTATGGTCAACTAAACGTACACACAAGTGGTTAATGGAACAACTAAGTGCAGCAGAGACAACAGGTGGTAGAAATATATTTGAGATGGTCTATCTAAACAAAGCTATACCAGAAGGTATGGAGTTATTTACAGCAGAGATGATTGATAAGTGTTTAGATAAATCAAGGAAGCTAGGAGACATACCACCACACACAAGTCTTATTGCAGGACTTGATCCTGCTAGTACAGGATACCAGGCAGCAGTGCTTTGGGCATATAACGTAAAAACACAACAAGTATGGCTAGTAGATATGAAAAATGATCAAGGCGGTGGTATACAAAAAGCACATAACTTAATGAAGGAATGGTATGACAAGTATTGGTTAAGTCATTGGATAATAGAAGAAAACGGATTCCAACGTGCTATTGGTCAAGATAGAGATATAAAGTTATGGGCAGCTAATCATGGTGTACGTATAGAAGGACACCAGACATACAAAAACAAATGGGATCCTACGTTTGGTGTTACAAGCATGGTAGGCATGTATGAACAAGAAAAAATAAACATACCGTATGCAGACGCTAAGACACAAAGACAAGTCAATATATTTAGACAACAATTAATTTATTTTTCACAAGCAGGTGCAAGTAATTCACGTAATGTAAAAACTAAAACTGACTTAGTTATGGCTAGTTGGTTTCCTATGAAACGTATACGTACCAATGTAAAAATGATGTTAGCTGAAGCAGAAAGCGACTATACTCCTTCCTATAGCTATTATAAGCAAAGCGAATACAACGAGGTTTTTTGGTAATGGTGTATACCCCAGACGAACTATTAATTAAGACGGACGACTTAAAAGGCATGCACGAGCATAGTGGTCACTATGAGTATCGTGATAGAGTA